TTGAATACAGGGTCAAGTAAGACAATCGGCGTTTAAAATGTTAAAAGGTCTAATATGTTTATCTCAGTCTCAATTTTATTTTTGGTTGGTATAATAATTTATGCGTAATTAATTTAGATTATTTAACTATATTTAATATAATATTATATGAAATATAGTAGTGAAATAATTATAACTGGAGAAAAAATACAACAATTAGCCAATATTTATTTAGGTAATCATGCGGATTTTAAATATAACCCATTGATTGCAAAGGACATTAAAAAACACGTTTGTATGAATGATATATATAATACATATGATAATCCATATGTTATATTTTTTTATACACATCATATTCATAAAGTTGCTTCTATTATTCATCATTTTAAAAATCCATTTATTTTATTATCACATAATTCAGATTATAATATAGTAGAATCTCAATCTGTTTCCACTATTTTAAATTGTTCCAAGTTATATAAATGGTATACCCAAAACTTATGTTTTTATCATCCACAAATATTCATTCTTCCGATTGGGTTAGCAAACTCAATGTGGCCTCATGGTAATTTATCATTATTTAATAACGACCAATTTATAAGTTCGCTTTCAAATAAAACAAAAAGTATATATTTTAATTTTAACATTGATACAAATAAAAGCAAACGTCAAATATGTTATGATATTATTTCTAAGAAAGTGGAATGGTTAAATAATGTAAATCCAATGAATAATTTATTAAGAATGAAAGAATATGAGTTTTGTATATGTCCGGAAGGTAATGGAGCAGATACGCATCGTATATGGGAAGCGTTATATTTAAAATGCGTACCTATCGTTTTAAATAGTCTTTTTATAAAAATCTTGGTGTCTTATAATATACCATTAGTTATATTAAATAATTGGGAAGATTTAACTATTGAAAAATTACAATACTCTACGTATGCGTTTGATGTTTATTCAATTGAATATTTTATAAAATAATCAATACATTCATGATTTTATTTTACACATGTTCTCATTTCAAACGCCCATTTTTTCTGTAAAAAACAAATAATGTTAATAGTGCTAAACTTATTATTGAGCTAACTATGCCTGCTATAATTAGTGAAATATCATTTATATAATATCCATGTAGCAACCAAATCAAATTCGTTATTAAAATCAGTGATAAAGAATATAATGATAAATCTTTTACACTTTTTGTTATATAAGTTTTGTATAATTGGGGAAATAATTGAATTGAATTTAATATCGGTGCTAATGTTGCTATAATAAATGGTATCATTATATATTTATTATATATAATAATGGGCGTTTAAAATGAGAACAGGTGTAAAGAAACATTAATTGAAATTATACATGATAATAAACTCGTTAAAGATGTCCCTACTAAAAATACATAATATGATATCCAGATAAAAAACCATATATACATCTTTGTGTCAACTCCAGATGTCCTCAATCATAATCATCAAATACCATGATACATATTATAGATAATTATACAAAATTAATTAATTGTTTGCTATGTATATGTAAATTAAAGATTGGGACTTCTTTATCATATATAATTAAAAACGGTTTTTTAATATTATCTTCATATTTCCAAATAAACCGAAAATTATTATATTTAATGATACATGTTTCATTTACAAAACCAATTGTATTTGACGAATTATTGAGTGGGTCTATTCCACCAAGGTATTGTCCCATTGCGGCAGCATCGAATACGATTTTAAAAGTAGGAAAATTATATGTAACAAACTTATATTCTTCCGAACATATATCATCATTCATAAATATCGGAAAGTTTTCAATACAATTATATAAACGTATCTTATAAAAGTTCTCCATATCATTTAAATTAAAATCATATTTATCTAAAATATTTTTAAAAATTACATTATTTGGAATATATACAATACTCGCAATATTTCGCGTCATTGTATCAAATGGAATATACATATATTTTTTATTTAGTTTTTCATGTAAAATATCACAGTTATAATACAATAATACATCATTTTCAATATGAATAACATCTGAAATATTATATTGATTCATAAACTCGTATATATAGAAAAAACGCAATGACGTGAACGTCCAAAACCCATTTCTAAAAGATTTGTTTAATGTAGTTTTATCATAGAAATTATATGAATCATTTAGTTGATGAATATCAATTAATGTAATATATGAGATATATTCAATAAAATAATGAAATAATTCATTATGTGTTAATACATATATCTTTTTATGACCTAATTTGATTAATTGTTGTATATTTACTAAAATATATGAATGATAATTTTGAATACAAACTAAAACAACGTTCATATTATAATAACATTGATACGTTTTTATATTATGTTAATTATTCATTAGACATTTTTACATTTCAAATGACATTAAATGCAGTTGTATCGATAACTCTATTTATGAAATACTACAACTATTAGGATATGCATCATTATTAAATTGCGTTCCAAAAATTAATAAAAAAATAAATAATATTTCAATAATTAATTTATTACAAGGATATATTGTTAATTATGATATATCTTATATTACAACAGACCAAATGGTTAAGTATCTAAGAATTATAACAAAATAAAACTATAAATATGTGTTCTAATATATTTTCCGTTTTCTGTAAATTGAAAATCTTTACTCTTCAACAATTCCAACGCAGTTTTCACTTGTGGTTTAGTAATCTTGTAAGAAATTGGTTTTATGTTTCTTCTCGTAAGATTTTTAGTAGAATTGTATCTTTTAACCCAATCACGAAATGTGGATTTCTTACAATCAAATATTTTACATGTTTTCTTATATCCATCTCCTTTATCATTATTTAAGTAATATTTAACAGCCGAAATTTTATAATATTCTCTCTTATGTTTAGTCATCTATATTATTTTGAGAAAAATATAAAAAAATAATATAAAGGGTGCGGTTTTACACCTTTTCTCATTTAAAACGCCCATTTTATAGGGCAAAAAATAAGAAAAAATGTAAAATCAATAGTAGGAATTTCACCTACGATGGTCTTACTTTTTCATCTTCCTTGTTTTTACTTGAAGATGTGAAAGACGAAATGTGGAAACATAATGGTCGCTCTTGTTTTTCTATCCAAGATTGTGTTAATTTCATTATGTTTATGGAAGAGTTTGCATCTCTTGTTCTAAATACGATTTTTTTGTTTTCGCAACTCACGCAGTTAGAACAAATTAACAGACGAAACACTTTCTTTCCTTCCTTATCTTTGTAATATTCCAAATCCTTATTACAATCACAACACTTCTTACTTGTATTACATTCATTTATCGTTATTGTATCATATTTCTTATGAATTAATTTTCTTAATCCTTTATTCATAGTAGGCATAAAATGTTTCATTTGCGTAGACCTACTCCAATTTCCATAACCAATTAGGATATTTTCTCCAAATGTTTCCTTAATTTTATTCAAAAATGTATCTACGCTTTTCTTACCATAACTATATTGCCGAAACTTCATTTTTCTCCATGTATCTCGTTTGTAAAATTCGGTTGTTTCTTTATTTAGTTTATCTTTTTCAACCAGATACAATTTGAACTTTTCATAATCAACTGATTTGCTATTTTGAAACGATAATATAGTTTCTTTTTCAATAATTCCGTTTCTTTTTCTTTCCAAAAATAGAATACGCTGATTACACTTTGCTTTACTTTCTCGTTTTCTTTGTGGTGCTGTATATTGTAGTTTGTTTCCATTCTTATCCATCATATAAACTAACGAACGCTTACCTGGATCACAACCAACAATATTTCTGTCTTTCAAAGTGTCTAACTGCTCTTTGGATAAATCCTCAATATTGAAAAAATCTTGTTCTTGTAAAACTGGAACTCTTGCACCCCATTTTTTATCTTTCAAATCTTTTCTAATAAAAAGCAGACAGCAACTAATTCCGTCTGTTTGTATTTGATTATGAAACTGATAATGTTTATTTTTGAATATTTTATTTTTCAAATCCAAAAAGTTGCACCATACTTCGTTTTGATTATCTTTAACATTACTTAATAATTCTCCCTTTTTCACTTTATTACCATGTTTGTCTTTTTCAGGACAAAATAGATTTATCAAACTTGCTGTATCAATGATAATATGTTTTGGAATGATATTGTTGCGTAATGGTAAAGGTTGAAACAATTTATTTTCTTGTTTTTCCAACACAGAGTTCATATACAACATTCCTTTCAAATAATCAAATGGTTTTACTTTGACATCATAATGAATTGACTTTTTAATTTCAGTAGGTAATATGTTAGGTAAATGCGTTTCTTTCCACTTTGAAAACATTTCATTTGTTTCAGTTAATTCCATTAATTGTTTTTTGAATTGAAATAAAGTTGCTTTATCTTCTGTAATTTCATTTGTTGTTTTATTTATAAATCGTAAAAAGTGTTGTATAAAATGCTCTTGTGTATTATTGGATAAAGAAGTATGTATTTGCGTTGCTAAATAAGGTAATAAAAAAGTAGTGTTTTTCAAATTGATTTTTACATGGTTCAGTAAAGGTTGGTATTCGGTTTTGTAGAATTGTTCTAATGTTTCTAAAAGTTCTGTATCCTTTACTTTTTTACCTCTATTATCTCTTGAACCTAATGTTTTGATACAATACAAAATAAATGTGTCGTCTAATTCAGGCAACGGATTATTATTTGTGTATTGGTGCAAAACATACAAACGAATAAATTGGTAAGTATGAATAACCAAATCATTCATTTCAAAAACCAAATGATCTATAACTGGTTGGGTTGTATCACGATTTAGTAAAATAGTTTTCAAAGGTATTTTTAAAGTTTTATAGGCAGATTTTTCATTATTCCTAAATTCTTTGAAATCCTCCTTTTTCTTTTTCTTAACTTTCATTTTATATACTATTATATTATTTCTTTTTAAGTTATTTTAACGCAAATAATTTAAATATAACTTATTATTTATTATAAGACAAATGGAAACTTCTAATGAAACGGAAATGAAATACCATTGTGAAGCGTGTAATTATAAGTGTTTATACCAAGCACACTGGAAACAACATTTAGAATGTGATAAACATAAAAATAATGGAAAAAGAAAAACGAGATGTGATAAGGTGTTAGAACCGAAGTGTAAATTATGTGATTATACAACTACACGAACGACAAATATGAAACTTCATTATTTGAATAACCACGCAAATAAAGAAGAAAGAAAAAAAGAGTTTAAATATTATTGTGAATCGTGTGATTTTGGTAATTTTTCAAAAGGATTATTTAAATTACATATGGATACAAAACATGTAGAACAAAATTAATGTTTTTATATAATGGTTATTAATCAATATTTAAATATTTCCATCCAAACCCTTGACATTTGTTTCGTTTAAATCTACAACAACCTGATATATTTGCATTAATTGCCTTTTTGCTACAATTATATTGAATCGAATAAAACTCACTTGCTTCCATTATACTATCCCAAATTTTAATGTTTTCTTTTGTATCTAAATTATATTGTATTACTTTTGTTTTATTATTCACAAATTGTGAATGTTTAGTTTTTTCTTCTTTGTAATCTTCTTTGAAACACCAATAATAACCTTTATACTTTCTTGAAACATCTTGTTTATTATACAGATTTAATGCTTTACTTAAACCACCAAGTTTTCCTTTATTATCGCCATTTAAAACACATTTATGTATATACTCGTATGCTTTTACTAAACTTTCAAATTCATTAATAATTTTATTATTTTCATCAAGTTGATAAATACATTTTTTGGAAGTATTTAATCCAGTATCGTGTGCATGTTGGGAATTTTCTTTTGGAGTAGTCCATTCTAAATTATTAATGTTATTATTTTCTCTATTTCCATCAATATGATTTACATATGGTTTATTTTCATGATTAGGAATAAATAGTAATGCTACTAATCTATGAATTGTTGTTGAAAATATATTTCCGTTTGCTTTCAATCTTACAACCTTGTATCCATCGGCACTCGTTGCTCCAATTGTAATTTTATATTTTGATTGTATTTTATATTTAAATCTTCCATAATTTGATATTTCATAATATTTATAGTCTTTAAACAATTCATTTTCTGAAATTAACAACCATTTTTCATTTTCGTCTATATTAGATAAATCACTTATACCCTTTTTACTTTTATTTGCGTAATTTGGAGGAGAAAATTGTTGCTGATGGTCCATTTGTTCTTTATGAGTATTCCATTCTAAATTACTAATTTTGTTATTTTCTTTATTTTTATCTATATGATTAATAGTATTTTTGTTTTCTGGATTAGGTAGATAAGTTATTGCTATAAGATAATGAATTTTAAATGTTTTTTTTTTATTTGTATTTCCATTCATACCTCGTAGTCCTACTCCAAGATATCCATTTTTATATTTAAATGGAGTTAATATATTTTTTATTTCTATATGACGAATTCTCCCAAATATTGATGCTTCATAATTAGTATTTATAGGTATTGTTTTCCAATTTTCATCTTCAATAAAAGTTTTTTTTAAATTATCTTGAATTTTATATTTCTTTTTCTCAATATCTAATAATTTAATACATTCAATACAATATACGCTACAATTATCTTTTCTTGCTGGATTAGTATAATAATTATTTTTTGGTTTAGTAATATTACATTTACAACATGTTTTTGTTTCAGTATTTGAATACATTTTGTTTTTATAAATTATAATACAATATTTTTATATATAATTATTTTAATTCAATTTTATAAATAAATAATATATAATGCCTCACCAAAAGAGTAGCGATTATAAAGAAACTGCGGTGCAATATTATTTAGTGGAGGATAAATCACAAGAAGAAATTTGTAAAATATTCAAATGTTCCAGACGAAGTTTGATGCGTTGGGTAGAAAAATACAAAAAAGATGGGAAAATTACTGGATATGAAAGAACACCAAAGGCGTATAAGGTGCATAAAGAACATGTAGACTTTTTATTACAAGAAATTAAGAAAAACAAAACGATCACGATTGAAGATTTATTATATTTACTGAAAAACAAATATCCTAATTTAGATTTGAATAAATCACATATAAGTCGCATTATACACGACAATAATATTACTTTGAAAATGACGAGAATAAGACACGAACCAGTAAAGCGGTTTGGGAAGGATATTGACATAAATAAAAGCATAAAAGAGTTTTACGATGAAGTGAAAAAATACAAAATAGAGGATATTATTTGTATAGACGAAACAAGTGTAAAATCATTACAAAAAAGAAATCATTGTTATAGTGAAAAAGGGAAACGATGTGTAATAAAAACACAATCACAAGAAGTATTCAAAAAATATACTGGAATATTTGCTATTTCGGTAAATGGTGTTGTTGGTTGGGATTTATATGACAAAAGTGGAATAAATGCTGATAGAATGGTAGAGTTTTTAGAAGCAAATATAACAAACAAATTCAAGAATAAATTAATTATTTTAGATAATGCAAGTAGTCATAGAAATCCAAAGGTGAAAGAAGTAATAAACAAAGACAATCATTTATTATATGCTGTTCCATATCAACATTTTACCAATTCCATAGAAAATTATTTTAGTATGTTGAAATCACGATTACAAAAATTAGACGGATTAGCACACTCCGAATTAAAGGAAAATATAACAAAAACAATACGAAATATTCCAAAAGAAAAATACAGAAACATAATTAGGGGTGCTTACGAAAGACCAGAAAAATATGTATCCAAGAAAAACAATACACGAAAAATCAAGAAGAATTATTTATAAGTTCTCATATAAAATGGGCGTTTTAAATGAGAAAAGGTGTAAATCTTCAAGGGTGTAAATACACAATTATAAATGATTATATTATTTCATTGTAATAATATTTAGTATTATGATTAATATATACAAATGAAAAGTATTGGTTTTACAAATATCAATTTGTTAAAATATATAAATGTTCCTGTTTTTGTAATAAGTTTATTATTTGGTATTTTTGCGGTTTATATTACTATACCCGATACGCGTAAAATATTAGTATATCCTACTCCTGAAAATATAGATTTACTTCAGTATAGAGATAAAACCGGCAGTTGTTTTAATTTTAAACAAAATGAAGTTACTTGTCCGGAGAACTCAAACAAAATATCCAAAATACCAGTTCAGTCTTAAATACATATTATTTTAATGTAATATTTTTTCACACTCTTTATATATATGAATTTTAAAAGGTTATTAACGACTCCTCTCGGACAAATGATTATTTCTATATTATTAGGCATAGGTTTAGCAACTTTATTTCATAATGTATGTAATGATAAAAATTGTATCATTTTTAATGGACCAGTAATTAGCAATATAGAAGGAAAAACTTATAAGTATAATGAAAAGTGTTATAAATATACCGTAAATCCAACAATGTGTAGCGTTGATAATATTAAAAAAATTGTAGATTTTACAGAACCGACTACTGATAATACTAGTAATAATAATACGAATACAAAAGAAACATTTACTCCGCAGTTTATCGGAATGTAATTTTATAGTTTTATTCGTTAAAATTATGTTAAAAAACTATACATTATTATTTATATTGTATAGGTTTAAATGGATACAACCACACGAATTTCTGAATTACCATTAACTGAAAATATAACTAGTCAATATGGAACAAATAAAATAAACGACCAAACGTTACAGAATACATATATTCCTATGAATATTCATCCAAATCCATACGGCTCCCAACATGATACACCAAATATGTTACCCCCCCAACAACCACAATGCCGTATTCCTTCTAGAGATATTCCTATAAATACTTGTCTACAAATTGACGAACAAGTTCAACCAAATTATATACCAAATACTAGGTTGTCGAGTGATTATGTTTTAGATTATGAAAAACACGCCGAACATAAACATGTCGAACACTCAGAATTAACCAAAAAAAAGAGATTAATTGATATTCTATTTACGGAATTACAAACTCCTTTTTTTATTATGTTGTTATTTTTCATTTTTCAAATGCCTTTTATAAATGGGTTAATGATTAAATATTTAGCGGTGTTTTCAATATATAATACAGACGGCAATATGAACGTTTATGGGTATATTTTTAAAAGTATATTATTTGGATTAATATTTTACGGTTCGAATAAACTTGTAGAATTTATGTGTGAATAACTCCATATTTGTAGTGTTATAAACCTAAAATAAAAAACTAGAGGGTTTATATTTATGTTTTGTTTTAAAAGACCGTTTGAGTTTTAACTGCTTATTTTTTTTTTTTGTTTTATATTTTTTTAACGGTTTTATAATATACCAATTATCTTTTGTATTTATGTGTTCCGATAAACTTTTGGATTTTATTTGTTCCAGATGTTCGTTATGTAATTTTACATTTGGTTCGTTTGGATTATATTTTAAAAACCATAATTCATATTCTCTTGTTCCTTTTTTTTTCATTAATTCTTTATATTTATCCGCTTTTTCTGAACGAATTGTTTCTAAAGACGGTTGATTTCCTATACAATTCATTCTAAACCTTTTTAAAATACCATACTGAGATAATCTATTTTGCTGTTCTATATCAAACAATAATTTGGCTACACATAATATACGCTCTTTTACATAATATGGTTTATTTATATAAATAAACGCCAAATAAAAACTCAACATAGTATCAATTGTTGCAATATTTATTTTTAGGTTATTTATCGTAATTGTATTATAATTATGACACGCAATTGGTTTATAAATATACGCGACTGTTTCATTATTAATTTGTAATTCTATATGTTCTGGTATAAGTTCTCCTATTTGTGGATGAATCGTTTCTTTTATATTTGTTATATTATTGTGTTTCAATTGCTCTATTACAAATGACACAGTTTTTTCTGGATTTTCGGATAGAACATCAAACTCAGGAGAGTGTTCGTGTACAAAGTTTGTTATGTCAGGTTGTTTATTTTTTTTAATAAAGTTTGAATATAACCTTGTAGAAAAGTTTCCAAAAAATACAACACCTTGGTTTATAAACGAATCTCTAATTATATTATATATTTTTTCAGTTTTGTTAATTGCTACAAATAGATTTGTTGGAAGTTCTTTATTTTTAATTGTTTTTACAAGACTACACGATAACCCACTTTCTAATGGATAATGCTTATTTAATAAGTTCAATCGTTTTAGTACTTTTTCCCAACGAGACACATCTCCATATGGTCTAGACAATTCTAAATACATACTCATTCGTAAAAAATTGGGAGGGGCATATTTAATACCTGCTATTGTAATTGAATATTTTTTTATAGAATAAAAAATCGTATTATCTAAAAAAGTAATATCCGCAATCGGAATAAAGTTTACAAATACTTTATATGTTCCTGGATGTACTCCAGATTTAGCTTCTACATCTAAATATCCTAATTTATAATATGTATTTGCTAATTCTTTGGCGTCATCTAACGCATTAATTGAATAAAAATCATAATCAGGAATTTCAATATCTTTATTATAAAATTGGTCGTATTTTGGTAATATGTTATTTATAGCAGTTCCCCCATAACATATTAATTGTTTATCCTTTATAAATTGTTCTACTATTTGTATCATTGATTTAATTTCTTCTGAGTTATACACTTTTTCATTTTGAATTTTTTCATTTTCATCTACAGCATGTCTTAAAATAGCTAATTCGCAATCTTGAAACGACATTGTATTATTACAGTATTCTGAATTGTATTTATTGTTATATTTATTACGATATTTTTTATAATTGTTGTATTTTTTACTCATAAAATATATAATAATAATATATTATAATCCTTTCATGAAATAACATGAAACAAAGAAGTTTCCCTAGGTATAGGATTATCTTTAATATATGTTATATTTCTAGATAATAATGTAAATGCGGATTTACCGCGTTCAAATATATTCTCATATAATTCTACTGTAAAATGATTATAAAAACTACATAATATTATTTGAACACCATAATTTTGAATTAATGAATACAAAATAGTTAAATCTAATGACGAATCCGTGATATCAGGAACCGCCATTTTTAAAATTAATTTTGTAGTACCATCATAACTAAGACAATTATCGGAATCAGAAACATTTCTTGGAGGTGTTGTATTTTGCTCTATTATCTTTGGATAAGTATCAGTAATTATATTAGTTGTCCCTGAATATATATTTATATATTTGTCTAAATTATCACAATTCGTTTCACTCTCACATTTTGTATAATTTACAAATTTCGGATATATAGATTTATCCATTACTATTATGACTCGTTCCCGTATAGCTGATAATTTTGTATCATTTGTTACGTATGTGTCATATAGTTTTTTGTCAAATGTAGTCTTTATTATTTTTCCTATTATATTATATAATGCGTTATCACCCGCATAAATCCTTAAATGTATAAATAACGGATCATCGGGGTTTGGAGAACTACTAGAATTAAATGCGTTTTGTAAAATTATGTTAAATATATCTTGTAAATACAATGACTCCTCATCTGATGTATCTGAAGAGTTTGCTACCATTGGAATGCTTGTACCATATACCCCAAAATCTAAAAATCGAACTCCTCTAGTTAATAAATATGGAATGGTTTCAATATTCATACAACTTCCTGTATATGCCGAATTATAAGAGGATTTAATACAAAATTGATTAATTGTATAATCGTGGTAGTTTTCATTACAATTTGTAATTTCAGTTGGTTTGGTAATCATTATTTTTGAAAGTGTGTTATTACATGATTGATTACGTATTGATACAAATTTATAACAAATATATGTAAATAATAATACAATAATTATTACTAAAAATATATTTATGTAATTCATATATTATATTAATTGTATATATTTGAAATATAAAGTAATATAATAATTATATGTATTACTTTATATAAATGGCAGGTGGATTACTAAATATTATATCAGTTGGAAATAATAATATGTTTTTAACAGGGAATCCTACTAAAACATTTTTTAAAGTAGTTTATTCTAAATATACTAATTTTGGATTGCAAAAGTTTCGCATTGATTACGCAGGGCAACGCGATTTGAGACTAACCGAAACTTCAACGTTTACTTTTAAAATGCCACGGTATGCCGAACTATTAATGGATACCTATTTAGTATTATCATTGCCGAATATTTGGAGTCCATTGTATCCACCAAAAAATAATGTAGGATTATGGGCACCTTATGAGTTTAAATGGATACGCGACATAGGAACTCATATAATTAAAGAAATATCCGTTACTTGCGGTTCTCAAATTATTCAAAAATATTCGGGTGATTATTTACATGCAATGATGCAACGTGATTTTACTTATGAAAAAATAGATTTAGTAAATAGAATGTCGGGGAATATAGTTGAACTATATGACCCCGCAAACGCATACGGACATCTTAATACATATCCAAACACATACTACAACGAAGCCAATTTGCCGGATGGAGAAGAACCTTCTATTCGTGGTCGCGATATTTTTATTCCAATAAATACATCATTTACATTAAATAGTAAATGTGCTTTTCCATTAATCGCATTACAATATAACGAATTATATATTACTGTAGAATTACGACCTATTCAAGAATTAATTCAAGTGAGAGATGTGTTTGATATAAGCAATTCATTCCCATACATCCAACCCGATTTTAATTTAGAACAATTTCAAATGTATCGTTTTTTACAATCTCCGCCAAGTGTAAATATTGATACGACAAGTTATTTAAATCAAATTAAAACGTGGAATAGTGATATTCATTTAATATCAACTTACTGTTTTTTAGAAAAAGAAGAGGCCAAACTTTTTGCTTCCGAAGAACAAATATATTTAGTAAAAGACGTATATGAATACCATTTTGAAAATATTGTAGGAAGTACTAAAATTAAACTTCCATCTTCGGGAATGGTTTCAAGTTGGATGTGGTATTTTCAAAGAAATGATGTTAATTTAAGAAACGAATGGTCTAATTATACCAACTGGCCGTATAGAACTATACCATATGATATTACACCGGCTCCAAGTAAAACAAATACCACAAATATAAATGATTTAAACTATAATTATGATGCTATTTTTAATGTAACTCATAATGATTTTGGTCCATTAAATCATCCAAATCAAACCGAAAATATCAATTTTCAGGGGGTAAATACAGGATTATATGTTACTACTAAAATTCAATCAGACAATCAATATGAAATATTAAACACTATGGGCATTTTACTAAATGGCGATTATCGAGAAAATATTTTATCAAGCGGTATTTACAATTATATTGAAAAATATACGAGAACCCAAGGGTCGGCACGTAACGGCATTTATTGTTACAATTTTTGTTTAAATACAAGTCCGTTTGATTATCAACCTTCAGGCGCTATTAATTTGAGTAAATTTAAAACAATTGAATTAGAAATAACAACATTTGTTCCTCTTTTTGATTTGAAAAACTCTAATATAAAAGTTATTTGCGATTCAATTGGAAATCCTGTAGGAATTAGTAAATTAAGTTGGAAATTATATGAATATACTTTTAATATGACGTTATTTGAAGAACGTTATAATATTTTATCATTTATTGGTGGAAATTGCGGAATGCTTTACGCAAGATAATATGCGACATATTTATACAAATATATTATATCTTTTTATCATATAATATAGTAATGAAACCAACCTTACAAACTAATAATACTGTTTGGAATACAAAATCGTTTAATAAATATTTTTTTAATACAAATACCCGCAACGAAGTAATTACAAAAATACAATCTACATTTAAACAAAATACTTTTAAAGAAAATTATAAAAATATTGAAGAACTTCAAAATATTTATGAAAAAATACAAGAACCATTAAATGAGTCTAAAAATAAATCAGAAAACTCTAAAAATAAATCAGAAAACTCTAAAAATAAATCAGAAAACTCTAAAAATAAATCAGATGACTCTAAAAATAAATCAGAAAACTCTAAAAATAAATCAGATGACTCTAAAAATAAACAACTTACAGATGCGTCTAATAATAAAATTGTTAAACCCAATAAAACAAAAAATAAAAATAAAACAAAAAATAAAAATAAAAATAAAAAATATAATTTTAATTTAAATGATATGTATAAAGATATTAATAATTTCGGTAATACTATTACATATTCATGCGCAACATTTATTATAAACTTAATTTATTTTTCAAATATATATGATACAGAGAATAATCAATATACATCAAAATTAAATGCCGACCGAAAAATAATTATGAATGTGTTAAAAAATGCGTTTTTAGGTATTATAGTTACAATACCTATTATAATTATTTTTACAAATAATTTACTACATATATGGTTAGAATTAATTAACCCACCTGACCCATGTATATTAAATGTAATTACACAAATACCAAATTGGAAAATTGGAATGTTTTTACAATATCCAATATTTATTGTTAGTTTATTTTTAAGAGTTTTACTAATTTATCCAATAACGTACGCGTCTTCTTCAAGTTTAAGCATATTTATATTTATTATTTCAGTGATGTTAATATTATTTAATCCAATTACTATGTTATATAATATATTATTGTTTGTCTCGGGAGTGGGAACAGTTATAATTATGTTATTATTTGTATGTATGGTAATTGGCATATCAGATATAAAAAATAAAATTAAATCACCGGTGATTATTAATATGATTGATACTATTTTTAATAGTAAAGCACTTTTTATAAGTAATGATAATTTTAATAACGATTGTTTTATCAAAGATAACGAGAATACTACAATATTAAAAAGTAATGTTGACGATAATGATTCGAAACCCAATAAAACAATGAATGAAATATTCAAAAGTGGTAATACTGATACAATATTTAAGAATATTTCAGAATCAACACTTCCAAATACGGAAACACTTCCTAATATGGATAAAACAATGAATGAAGTATTCAAAAGTGGTAATATTGATACAATATTTAAGAATATTTTTGAATTAATACTGCCAAATACGGAAACACTTAGTAATATGGATAAAACATTTTCAAATATGTTAATTTATCTACCTATAAGCTTTAGTATGAAAGTTTTATTTTACATAATATCATTTTTATTAATAATCTCAACGTCTTTTTTAATTTCACCATTGTTGTTCGTTTCCATGATATATTTTTTGTTTCCAAGATTGTATAATCCATTTACATTTTTGTATGGTTATTTCGGTGAAATCATATATAATACGGGGTTTAATCCTACTTTTATCGATGAAACGCAATCTGCTAGATTTAATAATAAAGACTCATTCATATTAGAGTTTTTAAAATTATTTTTAAGAATGAATAAATCAAACTTATTAGTATTAATATTATTATTAAACCTAATGATATTTAATATTTTTAATTTAAATGACATATCTTTAAAAATCGCATTTATTTTATTATTTGGTATGTTTATTCTATTACAAATCAATTTATTATCAAGGAGGTTTTTTAATTACTCACATTATAATAAATAATATAATATTAAATAATAATATAAAAAATTAATATTTATTTATAAATAGAATATATAAATGGTAAAAAAAGTAAAACCTTCTACGAAAACAAAACCAGTATCCAAAAATAAATATTTTCCATTTGTTAGCGTTTGTACTCCTACATTTAACCGACGCCCGTTTATTTTAACCATGTTTGAATGTTTTCGAAATCAAGATTATCCCAAAGACCGTATGGAATGGATTATAGTAGATGATGGAACAGATAAAATAAGTGATTTAATTCATTCTGCGAATATTCCACAAATTAAATATTTTGATATTTCTGAAAAAATGACCTTAGGAAAGAAGCGAAATTATATGCATGAACGAACCAAAGGGTCTATTATCGTATATATGGACGATGACGATTATTATCCTCCGGAAAGAATATCTCACGCTGTAGAACGATTAACTCAATCTCCTACCGCACTATGTGCCGGTTCTAGTGAAATATATATATATTTTAAGCATTTACAAAAAATGTATCAGTGTGGTCCATATGGACCGAACCATTCTACCGCTGGAACATTTGCGTTTAAAATCGAATTATTACAACAAACCAAATATGATGATAACGCCTCATTAGCAGAAGAAAAATTATTTTTAAAAAATTATACTATTCCATTCGTTCAATTAGACCCATTAAAAACAATATTAGTATTTTCGCATCAACATAATACATATGATAAACGCAAAATGTTAGAAAATCCGCATCCAACATATTTTAAAGAATCTGATAAAACCGTGGAAACATTTATTCGCAAATCTTCTGAAATGAATATTAAAAACTTTTTTATGAATATTATTGATAACTTATTAATTGATTATAAACCTGGAGAACCAAATATGAAACCGGATGTTTTAAAACAACTAAAAGAAATGGATATCGAACGGCAAAATATAATATCACAACAACCAAACCAAAACACCCCAATTATTATGATGAACCAAAATGATGGAAAACCGCCGGTTCCAATATCTATACCGGATATTTTAAATATAGTAAGTAATCAACAAGAACATATTAAAAGTTTGTTAAAACAAAATAAAGAATTACATGATACAATTCAATTATTACAATTGAATAACTCTTCGGTAAATGTATTTTCTAAAGTTATTACAAAATCTAATAACAAAACCGAACCCGAAATTGTATTATAGTATTATATTAATTTCATAATTTTAAAATGTAATAATTACACAAATAAATATTACATTTTGTATTAAATGTATTAGAAAAATTACGACTTAACATGGAACTAAAATATCTAATACGAAACCACTTATAGAAAATAATAATAATACATATTCTATAATTGATTTTTGTTTAATATTATAAAAATACATTATTAATAAACCAAAAAAAAGGTATTTCTAGAATATGACCATAACGACTTAAGTTTTTTATAATATTATTATATTTCATTTATATAATAATGTTATACATTTGTTTCAATTGGTATTTTCAATAAAATACAATGTATCTTATATATGTGTGCTGGGATTGAATTAACGATTCTACCAATGTATCTTATTAAATGTTTCAATTGTCATATCTTTTATAGTGCTGGGACTATCTATCATATTTACTATAGTAGGATAAACCACTAAAACTAATAATTCGTCGTTTTTCCCTAAATTGTATATTTTATGATCGATTGGCATATCAATATATGTAGTTGCTTTAATAATTTTTTCAATATTTTTATTATTTACTATATAAGCATGGGTACCAATCAAATGATTATCCTTGTCAAGATTATATAAATTGTTATTTATTATTGTTCCATGATTATTATACCAGTTACCCAAATAAATCATATCAAAATCATCATTACTGTTTTTTATTAAACTGATTACATCATTTTCAAAATTATCAGTTTGTATATTAAAATCATCCTCAAAAATAATAGTATACCCTGGTAATTTATCATTTAATATTTTAGTATAAATATTATAATGACTTAAATAACATCCTATTTCGCGTAATTTATGTTGGGCTTCATTTTTCTCCCAACCGCGCGGAATTTTATTGTCATCCATTAGTTGATTAATATTTAGTTTATCGCCCTTTACGGCATCAAATATTTCAATATTCGTATTTATTTTAGATTGTTGTTCTTTAATATTATCTAATCGGTTTTTGTGTTTTAAACTAATTACATACATTTCAATATTATTTATTTCAATATTATTTATTTCAAATCCATCAATTATACAATTTAAAATGTCAAATAACCAAATAATAATAATTAATAATAATAAGAATAATATGCCTATAATATTATTCATATTATAGGCACATATATTATAATATATATTTATACCCAAAAAATTGAAATACATTTTTGATAATATAGTTAATGTATAAATTATAAATTATAACACCAATACATTATAAAATGAGTATGAATCAATACAATTCCGAGTTTATTACAACAAACCCATTGGAAACAAGTTTATTTATTCCATGTATTCCAGATGCGAACCTTTGTTCCGAAACAAATATTGAAAAATTATGCTACAATATTGGACTTTCAAATATTAAACGAGTGGATATGTCAACAATAAAAAATGAAAATGGAACAGTACGAAATATGGCATTTATCCACTTTCATGGTTGGTATAATACGCATTCAAACAGATTAATTCGCGATGCTATTTATAAAAATGGATTTTACCTATGTACCTTACCAAACCGCAAGTTTATAAAACTAATGTTTAATAATAATCCTATTCCAGAATCAAACCGAAATATACATCAGTTGGCTGACGATTTAGCCAGAGCAGAAATTACAATTATAGAACAATCAAACCGTATTCAAGATTTAGAGAATATAATAAGACAATTACATTCCGAAATTGACCCAAACTTTTATAGATAGATATAGATAGTATAAGTAAATGATAATATTAATTATGGTAAAATGCTATTTAAAAATATAAAAATATTAATAACCATAGGTTATTTTTTATTGAAATATATTCTAAACGTATATAGTAATTTGAAAATAATGGAGGTACAATAAATCACAAAACAAACCAATTGTTTTTATTTCCGACGAAAGTAAAGAACAATTATGAAAAATATGGGTATGAACCAGACGAACATTCAAACGAAATAGAACAAAACTGTATATGTGTTTGTATGAAATAAATGATATAGTCGGACGATTTACACGATTGAATATTTTATAAGGGGGTGTTGTATTCGCTTGACTTTATAGTTGAAATAGTAGAAGACATTGACGCTGCGGATAATTGGTCCATCATATATTCTAAATGGTCTATTTTATTTGCGACATCTTCTTGATTTTCAATGATAAGATTGTTATTTACGTTTTCATTCATAAGATAGTCTAATTTTTCAATTTCTCTTTCAATTTGTTGTTGTTTTTGTTCTAATTCTTGAATATCATTTTTATTAATACTTTTCCGCATTAAACGGAGTTCATTTATAATATGGTTATTTCGGTTTTCAAGTTCTTTCTCATTTATTTTAGCGGGGTGTTTTTTTACAAATCTTAATAAACTATCAAATCTATATGGTTTGGCGGTATGTTTTTTACATTTAAATGTGGTCGGGTCTCGCGTTTGTTTTGGTCCGCACATTTTTACACACCGTTTTGTTTTCGCATTATAATCTTTGCCTTGTTTTTTACAAGATTCTGTAGTATTGCCTTGTTTTTTACATTTAAATGTGGTCGGGTCTCGTGATTGGTTTGGACCACATTTTTTTACGCATAGGTTCGTTAACGCATTATAATCTTTCCCGATTTTATTACAAGAATCCTCACTATGAAGTTTTTTTACTGGCATATATAAATGTATTAGTTTTAAAATAAATAAAATAAGTTTTATTTTGCTAAATATAAATGCATTAGTTTTAAAATAAATAAAATAAGTTTTATTTTGCTAAATATAAATG